CTGCGACCGTCGATCTGGCACCGGCTGAAAAGACGACTTCTGATCGTAACGCTGTTGTCGTCCTGGGTGTGGACCCGCCTACGGGGTACGCGATTATCTTGGATGTCTTCGCAAAGAGATGTACCCCCCTCGAGCTAATCGACCACCTCTTCGACATCCACAAGCGGTGGAGCATCTGGAAGCTTGGAATTGAGGGTGTGGCCTACCAGAAGGCCTTCAAGTACTTCCTCTCCCAAGAGTGTGAGCGTCGCAATGCTTACATGAACATTGTGGAGTTGAAAGCTCAAGGGAAGAAAGAAGTCCGCATCCGGGGATTGCAGCCGCTGATTAAAGTTTCTCGCGTAGCGGCACATCCCACTCAGCAACTCCTCAAGCAAGAGATGGCCGACTTTCCTCTCGGCCAGCACGACGATACCGTCGATGCGCTCTCCATGCAGCTCCAGATTGCTGGCCACTGGTTCTCCGAAGAGCGGATGAATCAGATCAAGAAGGCTGAGCAAACCGTGCTCAAGGCTGCCGGAGTGCTAAAGGACCCGCTCGAGGAGGACGATGCCTCGGAGTTCTCCGTACTCGATCGGTATGCTAATCAGTCTACCTACGCCTTAGGTTAAAGCCCTCTGGGCGTTGTACAAAATTGTACACCTTCCAATGACCACACCAGACGTCACCTACAACGATGTGAGCTTCGACGAAATCGAGGCAGCTAACCAGCGCCCATCGTCGAGCTACTCTGCGGAGGGTGTAAAGAACAACTATCCTCCTGCGCTGTTGGAGATGGACAAAGAGAAGCTCGACGAGCTGAGAGATTGGCTCGACGGGTGGATCGACGACCTGACTGCAACCCAGGCTGATAGACAGAAGGAATGGGCTAAGATCGAGCAAGCTTACCGCGCGCTGAATGGTCGCTCTGGGGACATGCCTTTCGTGGGCCACAGCACCGAGACCATCCCCGTCATCGCGATGGCAGTAGAGCCTGTCCACGCGCGCCTTGAGACGGGAATCTTCTCTCAGGACCCAGTCTACCGGGTGAAGGCTAACCGGAAGTCTGCCCAGAAGTATGCACCCGCCGTGGAGAAGTGGACCAACTTCTACTTCACCAAGGTGATTGACTTCCAGCGAGTGGCATCTCCCCGCCTCCTGGAGTCCGCAAAGCTCGGTACGATGGCCTACAAGGTCACCTACCAGTATGAGCGTTGCTACTACAAAACCTACGACGAGAAGAACAACATCATCGAGAAGGAGTCTGTTAAGTTTCGTGGCCCCAAGCCTGAGGGTGTAGAGATCGGAGACCTTCTCTTCCCTGCGGGCTATCAGCATATCCAAGACGTACCTATCGTCGCGGAGCGCCAGCGCACCACGCAGCAGGAACTACAGAAGCTCGAGTACACTGGGTTCCTCACCAACGTTGATAAGCTCGCGAACTTCGGAACCTACAACAGGACCGACGTAGAGGAGGCGCGTGAAACCTCCGCGCAGCACTCTTCTATGCCGCGTCGCCGTGAGGACATTATCCTCCACGAGTGTTGGTTTCACTGGCAGGTTGATACCTCCAAACCTCCAGTGTGTCTCGTAGCTACATACCACCGCGACTCCCAGACCTTCCTGCAGCTCCGCTACAATCCGTACTATCACCAGAAGTACCCGTATGTTGTCGTCCCCTATTCCATCGCTAACCAGAGCATCTACGGTGTGGGGATTGGGGAGATGGCACTTCCGTTCCAGGAAGCTCTGACTCAATATCACCGCATGGGGATGGACAATGCCTACATTGCGAATTGTCGTATGTTCGCCGCAAAGCGCGGAGTCCCTGGAATCGGTGATCGGGTTACGCTCTACGCAGGCAAGACCTTCTACTTCGACAACCCGAAGGAAGATTTCATCCCTTTCCAGGCTGGTGACATCTATCCTTCCACCCTGGATCATCAGAGGAATCTCTTTGGTCTGGTCGAAAAGCGGACCGGTGTTAGTGATTATCTCACTGGTCGCGAATCTCCTGTTCTTGGGTCTCGTGCGACAGCTACTTCAACACTTGCTCTGATCCAAGAAGGCACTCGTAGAGTCGAGCAGGTTGTCGGTAATGTGCGGAGGGGATTCAATGAAATCCAGAGCATGTGCTACTTGCTGTGGGCACAGTATGGTCTGGGGGACATTGATGATTATGTGTTTGGGGATGAGGACACCGGCACCCTGCTCGATGAATTCTTTAAGTCTGTAGTCAATCCTGCGAATATCGAGACTCTCCTCGCGCTCGACATCGCAGTGACGGACGCCACGACTAACAGACAAGTCCAGCAGCAGATGCAGCTCTCGCTGATTCAGCTCCTCACGAGCTATCTCCAGCAAGTGTTGCAGGTCGGTCAGATGGCCATCCAGGCGCAGGCTCAGGGTATGGCACCGCTGACTGAAATCGTCGCGAGAGTGCTCGCCTCTGGCAATAAGATGTACACTGATCTCGTCTCCAAGTATGACATCCCCAACGCGGATCAATACCTCCCCGACGTCCTCTCCGTTATTCGGGGTCTTCAGGGAGGAGGCGGACTCCCTGGAACTGGACCTACTGGCATTCCGGAGCAGTCGCCTGTGGCAGGTCCTCAAAGCCTATTACAGCTTATTGGAGGAACAGGCGCTAACCCAACTTCTCAATCCTCAGTCTTTGGAAGACCAGCTGCGAGTGGCCCAGGGGCAGGTGCTGTCCCTGCGCAAAGTCCTTCAGTCGGTTGATAATCTGGAGAAAGAGCTTCGTACCTTCAACGAGTCTACACTACTACCATGACTGCACCCAACACTACGCCGGGCGGAACCTACATCCCCGGTATGGCCACTGAGACGACGCTGGACGAGATCATGGAACTCAACGCGCCGGAGGCGGAGGTTACTACTCCCACCGTGCCCGCTGATCCTGCCTCCTTTCGTGTCGATGGGGACTCTGTTCCCCAGTCTCTTCGTGGACTCTCCGCAGCCCAGATCACGGAGCGTGCCGCTCGGCTCGAGGAAGCACTCCGTATTTCTGAGGAAGCGCGACTCTCGTCGAAGTCAGTCCCGGCGCCGGCTCAGCCGGCTACACCGGTAAACCCACAGCCCACGGGATTTACTCCTGAGAAGATTCGGGAGCTTTACGAAAATGATCCCGTCGAGGCGATGGCTGCTATGGCCTACATGGCTGAGCAGCGTGCCAATCAGCGTTTTGAGGAGCGGCTTCGCGGCCTGAACACCTCAGTCTCCAATTCTGTCTCCGCTCAGGTGCGGACACAGTTCAAGGAGGACTTCGACATCCTCGGTAAGGAGATCGAGGAGACGGCTGCTCAGATTGCTCCGGAAGCTCTTGCGAACCCCGCTGTGTGGGCAGACCTCATTAGCTACGTTCGCGGTAAGAACATCGACAAGATTGTTGAGCACAAGCTGAAGCAGCGTGGAGATGATTCCCAGATTCCCTCTCGCTCTGCCGTCCAGGATGCTCAACTCACCAGTCTCCCTCCGCGAGTGGGTCAGCCCCCGCGAGCTCCGACGCGTGATGATAACTATGGTCTCGACGCGACGCAGCTTAGGATCTGCGAGACGATGGGTCTCACTCCGGCGGAATACAAGAGGAACATGATCTAATGGCTAACATCAACGAGACTCCGAAAGCCGAGCTGGCTAAGATGGAAGTCGCAGAGGAAGCTGCTCGCCCTGTGACTAATGACGAGAGACGTGCCATGACCGAGGCGCAGCGCAAATACTTCGAGGCCCTCGAAGCTCGGCGCAATGGTGGAGGTAATGTTCTTGTCAAGAAGCAGACTCTCCTGGACACTTCGGAGCTTTCTGCAAAGAATCCTGACATCCACTATCGGTGGGCTAACACCAGCAACCGAGAGAAGATGGAGCAGCGTGTAAACGAAGGTTACGTTACGGTGCCGGAGGAAGAGGGCGGCCGGCGCCTGGGTGAGATGGTCCTCATGGCAATCCCTCGCGAGGTTGCGGACGCTCGCAAGGCGGAATATCAGCGTATGACCAGAGAGCGACTTGGTCAGTTCCGTAAGGACATGCGTGAGGCTGCGGCTGAAATGGCCTACGAGGCTAAGAAGCGCGGTCTTCGTATCCCCGATGGGGGCTTCCTAATCACTGAATGAGGACACGATAATGCCTTTCTTTCCGATGCTTCAGACTGGGCCGGGCGGGGCTTATCCCCGCGTCCGGGCGTTTCCGGTCTACAGCGGTGGCTCGGGCTTCCTGGCTGGTGATCTGGTGTTCTATGACACCACCAACTTTGGGCTCGACCGCTGTGGGCAGAACCCGACGTTAGTTCTCGGCATCGCGATGTGCGCGAGTGCTAATGCGTCGCTGTATCCTGGTTCCCGCGTGCCGGTGGCCACGCTGGACCCCGCCGATGTCATCGTCATGGACATCACGAACAACGGTGTTGCCTACCTTCCCAACGACCAGATTCTCTACAAGACCTATGGTCTTACCCGTGCCTCGGGTGGTCAGTGGCAGGTGGACATCAACAAGAACGCGTCGAACCTCGTCGTGACCGTTGTGGGTTACAGCCCGATTCGTTCTACGCCCACTGGCACCGCGCAGAACTTTGGTCAGGTGTTCACCAACGTCAAGTTCCTGGCCTCTGTGCTCCAGGCTGACTCCATCGCGAGCTGAGGACTCACTAACATGACTATGAATCGCGGCGGTTTCGCCAACCTTATTGCTCCTGGCTATCGTAAGGTTCTCTTCGAGACCTACAAGGAGCGCCCCACGGAGGGCAACAAGGTCGTCAACATGGGCACTGCAAACCGTGCCTACATTGATGACCAGCAGGTCGGTGGGTTCGGTACCCTCGTTGAGAAGGTCGAGGGTGGGCCGCACACCTTCCAGGACGCCGTGCCGGGTGGCACGAAGCGGTACACCTGGACGACCTATGGTCTGGGCTTCCGGATCACGCAGGAGATGTACGAGGACGACCTCTATGGCATCATGGGCAACAAGATGGCCAAGGCCCTTGGGCGCTCGGTGCGGAATAACTTCGAGCTCGTGGCGTTCTCGGTGCTGAACAACGCCTTCAACAGCGGGTTCGTTGGCTACACCGCGGGTGAGGCTCTCTGTGGTTCGCACTCGACGCTGCGTGGTGGCACGATCGTCAACAATGCCGCGGCAGATTTCGGTCTCCTGCCCTTCCAGGCTGCTCTGGAGCACTTCCACAACCTCACTGATGAGTCCGGCCTGCCGATCGTCTACATGCCGAAGCAGGTTGTGCACTCGATCGGTGACTACTGGATGGTCAACCAGGTCATCAAGACTCCGCAGCTTCCCGGCGGCAACGCTAACGACATCAACCAGGCCGCTCGCGAGGGTGTCAAGCCCGAGCTTGTGCACTACCTGACTGATCCCGATGCGTGGTTCGTCACCGCGGATAACCATGACATGAACTACTTCGATCGTCGCAAGCCGACGTTCCGCACGGGTGACGACATGCAGACGGGCGATGCCATCTACATTGTCTCCCGTCGTAACGGCGCAGGCTTCGGCGATTGGCGTGGTGTCTATGGGTCGACGGGGCAGTAATCATGTCCCCGCTTCCGTCGGGCTATGGTCAGGGTAGGCAGCTGACCAGTGTGCCAAACGACATCCTGAAGAACTCCCCGAACCTGCCTCTCTCAAACTCCATCCCGACGGTGTCGATCCTTCGCCAGGATTGGCTCACCGCCCCGGTGGCAGCTTCTACTACGGCATATCTCTCTGCTGGCGTCGCAGGTCCTAACACCACGACGTCAACAGTGGGACGTGCCTCGTTCGATGGTGCTCTCGGTACCGCGGGGGCACCTGACTACGCACGCAACGTCGTGGTCACGGTGACCCATGCTACGTCGGTCGTGGCGCTGTCTGGTATCATCAGTGGTGTAGATGTCTACGGTCGGCCTATCACCGAGACGTGGTCCGTCACCGCTACTGGTACCACCAAGACCTACACCGGTGCCAAGGCCTTTGGCCGCGTCGATTCAATCACCATCACTGCGGCAGCAGATGCCTCGGCTGACACGGTGAAGCTCGGTACCGGCGCTGTGCTCGGGCTCAAGTATCCTTGCGTCGTGAGCAAGCTCCTTGCCGAGATCGACTCCGGCAGCATCGTCACTAACGGAACCATCGTTGGTGGCGCTGGCCAGGGCACCGCTGCTCAGGATGCTCGCGGGACCTATGCACCTAACGGTGCTCCGAACGGCACCAAGACGTATTCCATCTGGTACATGTCCGACGTGCCGACGGATATCTAAGGTGTACAAATTCGTACACCTCACAACCTTCGCATAACTCCGATGGGTGCCCGCCACATTATGATGGCCTGCAAAGGCGATCACACCACAACTTGGTACACCTTCCGTGGCGACGAACGAGAGTTCGAAGTGCACGGGGCTACCAGAGGCTTCAAGCTGGAGTTGATCTGTCAGTCCGGAGACGAGTTCTATACTCAAGAGCTTCGCACTGGAAAGAACCCACTCCCGCCGAAGTCCTTCCAACGCTATCGCGTGAGCAAGCGTCTGGTGTTGCGCGGCGCCCAGGAGGTTGCGACCACCGTGAAGGTACTCACGAGGTGATGTAATGCCAAGGCATCTGGTGAACGCTGGAACACTGACCATCCCTAGCGGGACTGCTGTGTCCAACGTCATCAACTCGCGACTTGCTTTCGGTTCCGCGGCGGATATGATCATCTACGCACCGGCCACCCTTCCGGAGACGGTTACCGTGAAGGTTGCTGGTAAGGATTCCGAGACCAACGTCACAAACATGAAGTCCTTATATGTCAGCGGGGCAGATATCACCATCCCCGCTGGCAAAGCTGTCGTGATTCCATCGTCTTCCTTCGGATCTCTTGCTCTCAGCTCTGGTTCCAACGTAGCGGCGGACCGCGTGTTCGACGTCTACTGTCAGGAGGATATCTGATGGTCCCATCGCAGAAAGAGATTTCCCCTGGTGAAATTGGTAGCTACGCGCCGCCGGATGGATCGTCCCCATCCGGCGGTGATGCTATCAGCTTGTCGACGCAGGAACAGCAAGCAGTTGGATCAATCGTGGAGAAAGCTGCCAACTGGGCCTGGAGGAAACACGTTCTAGGATATTTCCTCCTTGCTCTTGGTGTTCAAGCTTGGAACAAGCACGAAGTTCCTGCCACTGCTGTAGCTGTAGCTCAAGCTGACTCGATGCGAAATGCTAGATTAGATCGTGTCGAAGCTAAACTCGACTCAATCGCTGCTGGTGTAGGTCGGCTGACAATAGTTACCGAGGATCGGACTACTCTGATGTCTCGCGGTATCTGTGCTAGTCAGAACGACGATCAGCAGCGGCGCAGTGGTTTACCTTGTGAAGATCTCCTTGCAGGTCACGAGTGGAAGATTACCCCCAGCACCAATCTTCCCCGTGCAATCTTTACTCGCAACGACAGGTATTAACATGTCCAAGAAGGCACCTACTGTCGGCGAGGCTTGGCCACTCTTGGATGATTGCGTGGAGCTGCTTAAGAAGCTTCATAGCATGACTGCAGAAGAAGCCAGGACCTTCTACGAAGGCCTTACAGCCGACGAGATTGTGCACTATGCGCTGGCAAACTCAGAGCTCCTTGACTATGTCAAGAGAAATCTGTGGCCAGCACTGAATAGAGAAGCCGAGGATCGGTTCCATGCTAAGGGCGATGGTAAGGTGACAGAGGCCTTTCGTAAGCATCCCTCTCAGCAGGTGCTGCATCTCTCGACTGTTCAAGAGCTCCAGCACGCTTGCAAGATCTCCAAGTCCGTCGCTGACTGGAAGCGTGATCAGCTCATGGTTGACGCTCAGCAGGATGAGCGCGCGAAGGGTCTTGAGCGTCTGCAAGCACAGCTTGAGGACTCACAGGAGCGTTGGCGTGGGGAGATGAAAGCTGCACAGAGTCATGTCTCCAAGGCTTACGAGATTTTGGTCAACGACGTGGCACCGCCTACCATCGCTACCATGACTATGCGGAATAACATGGAACAAGCGAAGGCGATTGCAGACAAGATCAAGGCCGAGCTGGAGAAGTAACATGGCTACCTTTGATCTGATCGCGGGTAGTAATCTCGACTTTCAGCAGGGTAGTAACTGGACCATCGGTGGGGTAGTGCAAAGTGCTCCGCCGGGAGTGAATGACACAGCAAGCATCACTGGCACCGCGGCTGCGGCCATCCGGTGTTTGATTGCTGCTGCAGCAGTGGTTGAAGTACAGAACATCATTGGTACTGCGGGTGGTACCACTACTACTCCGCTCTCCGTCGGAGTTGGGGCACAGATTACCGTCGGCTCCGATAGCTCGCTTATCAACGCTATGGCGTTGGCTGGATCTAGCTCGTCGCAGACTACTCCGGTACTGATTAACTCTGGCACCATCCGCTGCCGCGGGAATGTTACGCAGAGCAATGCGCCAGTGCAGATGAACGGTGGATCGAAGATCCAGTTCATCTCTGCAACTCATGCTACTGCGATGACCTGGCAGGTTGGTACTGCTTCTAGCACTACCAACGCCGCGATGGTAACGAACGGAACTACCGCGTCTAGCAGAGCAACTTTCGAAGCTGTTGGCGGTGCAGTAGGGTCCTTCACCACGACTGGCTTCGGTACCGGTCGGTGGCGCATTCAGTATGGGACCTTCTCTGGGCTGGGTACCTCCAGCGTTGCCGCTGTTGTGTTCAACGCAGATAACGTCTCTTCGGCTTCGTGCTTCTTCGACGATTGCCTTGTAAAGAACTGTGGTAAGTTTGACTCCACCCAAAACGTTCATGTCGGCGCTACCTGTGCCGTCCGCCGCACAGTCATGCGGGGATGTCTCAACGCCGATGCTCTGAACTTCTTCGGTGGCTCCGTTAGCGGCGTCACTGGAGTACACGAGCTGCTTGATAACTACTTCGACGCTCGTGTGAGAATCAACTGTGGGATGAAGATTGAGCGTAACATCTTCAATACTCCCACTCAGCAAGGCTCAATCACGCTTCTGGCCAACAACGGAGCGCTGACCTGGGCGGACAATATGTTCTGTGTCCTCCTCGGCACTACTGGCCAGTCTCTCAACTTCGGTACCAACCTCTCTGGTGGCATCATCGGGCGGACGCTAGCTACCTTTGCTGGCAACTCCAGCAATCCGCATCCGTTCTCGATGGGCAACACCATGAGCACCAACGTGACGCTCGAGATGCGTCACTGGTTCTTGGATTTCGGTTCTGCTTCGTTTACCAGCACAGTACCTGGCGACTTCATCGACATCTTCGCCTCCGCTACTGTTGGTGTCACGACTACGCTGAAGTACCGGAATATCATCTCTAACAGCAATGCTGCAGGATGGGGTGCTGGTCACCTGTTCCGTATGGGCTCGAATGCATCGAACAACGGTGCACTCGATATCCAGATCCAGCATTGCAGCCACTACTCCGACGGCAGCACTGGGACGTTCAGCTCTGAATGTCCAATGGTCAACTATGGTGAGCCCACTGCGACGCTCCCTAATGGCCAGCTATCGTTGTTCAAATCTAACTTCGTCTACTGTCCTTCGGGTCGCCCTGGCTCACTGATGTGTCGCTATGGAGCCTCGAACGGTACAGTTGAATACTGCGCACCGGCCAATGCGACTAACAATGCCGCATGGCAAGCGGGTACTGGTGCAGGCAACGACGGCTATGGCTATGCGCGTGACCCAGCTGCAAACCAGAGCTTTCCTTCTGGCGCTCCGGGTACGGTTCTCAACGCAGATCCACAGCTTGTCGATATCTTCCGAAGCGTTGCGAAGTTTGATCTCGCTAAGGGCGGTGTCGGTACGCAGGCAAACTGCCTCGCGGAGCTTGGTAAGCGCCATGATCCCGAGCTGACGTGGAATCCTGACTACAACTTCGACGACCTGCATAACTATCTCGAGGGTGGTTGGGCTTCCGCTAATGCTGCTTATGCAGCTGCACATGACGCAGCTTCCCCAGTTACGGAAGCTGGCATCTGGATTGGCGCAGTTGCTGGTATCACCCCTCCGGATACTTCCTTCCGTATCCCGATGGTCGCTCGGCGATTCATTGCTGGCACTGGCGACACGATGTCTTATGTTGCTATCCCTCTGCGGCCGGGTAAGTTGTTCCCCGATGATGTGACAGCAGGTAAAGGTCGCCCGATGCTCAATGGGGTAGAGATTCAGTGTGTACTCACTCCCATTACCGAGCCAGGGAATCTCAACGCCGACGGAAGCCTCAAGTCAATCTACGGCCAGTTCTTGATGCCTAGTTTGACTCAGAACGTAGATGTAATCGGTGAGTTCCGTTGTGACGACACTCGCACACTGTCGGCACTCACTGAGGCTCCTGTTATCGGTACAGGCGCTCCGCTGGATTCGCCTTCCAACCTCGGACCTGGTGGTGAGAGCTACAATGTCTACTATCTCACCCCCGGTGCGTATGTGCCATCGAGCCCGACGGATCTTTGCAACTCCGGTATGTTCGGGCTGTTTATCCGGCCGGTGAGTGAAGATCCTTCCTCCGGTCCAGCGGCAACGTACTTCTCACGATACGCCACCGCGATGACGAGTGAGTTTATCGACCGGCCAGGGGGTACTGGTTGGGTCGGGACTACTCTCGATCGTGCTTGGTACTATGATCCGCTTCTGGAGTACCTGCGCTTCTGGGCTCGGACAGGAGATCTACGATTCCTCCAGCATGGGTATGCTCGCTATGCTCGTGCAAGAGCACTTTATTACAACGTCACCTCTGGTGGCGGACCTAACAGGTTCCTCACCGACGAGCCGCATCACCCCACTAAGGGTTTTGGCTTAGCGTGGTGGATGTTCAAAGATCCTGATGGTAAGATCTCCTCGCAGCATTTTGGCAGCAACACTCTGAGCCCGCTGTTCAACGAGTACAACTACGTTGGCCGTGCAGACAACTCCCTCGGCTGGCAGCGTAGTGTATCGAATCGTCTCAGAGATGTGGTTTGGCAGTACCTACACGGCTTCACCCAGGATCGCTTCGGTAACACTATCACCGATGCCATGCGGTTGAATGTGCTACTGAAGTATCTCTGTGACCCGTCTGGACCACCGCTCAAGCCTATCCCATCTTGGGGACCGCTCACGATGAGCCCAACACTGGGCGGAGCTAGTGTTAGCTACATCAGCCGTCAGCAGCTCCAGATGGATGGTGTCGCTATCATGGTCCACATCCCGTTCCAGGGAGCACTCGAGACTGATGCTCTGATGGAGTGGTATGACCGTATGCCTCTGGCATCGGGCGGTAAGGATACAAGAATCATTACCGCGGTAAAGACCATCGCTGATTTCTGGTGGAACTACTGCCGCTATCCAGAGCCAGGCAGCGGTCCGGGGTCTGGAACCTTCCTCTCCTTTACATCTGCACAGTATAATGGTCCCCCAGGTAATGCTGGTGGTCCTAATCCAGCAGAAGATCTGAATGGTTTCCACATCGGGGCTTACTACTGGCTTGCGTGGAAGCTTGCAGATCAGGGGTATCTTGACAAGGGAGATGAGCTTCTCGATGCTCACACCCGTACCCCGTATAACGGTTCCACTGGTCCCTTCATCCACGACACCACCGATACTAATGCTGCGAAGCAGATGATCGAGTGGGGTTACAACTCAGCTGATACCCTTGGTATCAGAGCACTGGCAGTCGAAGCTATTGCAAACGCCGGTGGTAGTACGCACTCCACTATTGATATTGCACCACTGGGTGCGATGTCTTTCACCGCGAGAATCGGACAGAGTGATCCGCCAGAGCAGACTAAGACAATCTCTAACTCTGCCGGCAGCGGGGATCTTTCCACTCTCTCGGCAACCACGGCGTATGTTTCTGGCTCAGGCTGGCTCACTCAAAGCCTCGGTGCCACGGCAGCACCTACTATCCTCCACGTTCAGCCGAGTCTGGGAGCTCTTACGGCAGGAACCTACGATGCAACAATCACAGTAGATTCCACCGCTACAGATCTCACGAATCCAGGACAGGTAATCGCTGTCCAGTTTATCGTGCTCCCTGCAATCACTCTCGGCTCGTGGATTCCTTACTTCAGCCGTAGTCGGCGGAGATAACTATGAGCGACCAGTTTGGACAAATCGTAGACATCACTGCTGCTGGCTACACGGCCCCCGCCTATACGGTGGGGGCCCAGCAGTGGTTCCAGGGTACGGTGGTGCCTGATGCTAACATGGGAACCGACGGGGATTTCTACGTCAGAACCCTGACCGGAGTGATCTACCAGAAGATTTCCGGGGTGTGGACTTCGATCTTCACAGCCTTCACTCTGGCACTCACTCAGACTCAGTCCACCGTGCTGGCGGCGCCGACGGGAGGTAATGGTGTCCCGTCGTTTAGGAACCTCAAGGTCTCGGATATCGAGGAGCTAAGCCAGCCCATCGGAGTTTTCGGTACCGTGGTGCTGGATGCAAATAGCGCCGGAGGGCTGGGATATTACTTCGTGGGTGTAGATACCAGTGCCAGCGTTGGGGCAATTACTCTCCCTGATCCTCTAACCTTCGATACGAGAACTCTCGTAATCAAGGACACCACCGGACAGGCAAACGTCAGGAATATCACTGTCTCCGCGCCAGTGGGCCACACTATTGATGGTGTGGGGAGCAAGGTAATCAACACTGCTTATGGTTCCCTGCGAGTCTTCTCTCAGGGTTCTAACTGGTGGGTGTTATGACCAGGCTTGATACTCTCACTGCAAAGCTGCGCCGGCAGCTGGGTAACCTCGATACAGCTTTGTATCCTGACTCGGTGCTGCATGAGGCTATCAACTCGGCGCACACTTTCATCCTGGATCGCTACCAGCATCAGAATGCCAAGGTGTGGTTCCGATTCAGCACCTCTGCGGGTGTTGCGAACTACAACCTTCCACAGAACTTCGGTGCTGTGCTGAAGGTGTTCGATGTCGCACAGGGTTACTCGCTCATCAAGGCTCAGTCGGCAGATATCCCTACGTTAGGTACCCTAGCACAGGGTCGTCCGCGGTGGTATGATCGTCGAGGACCTATCATCACCCTGTTTGCTACTCCATCGACTGTGTATAGCATCGGAGTGCAGGCACTCGTTACTTATGCTCCGCTAGTTGAGGATGGGGACCTTACTCTGATTGATCCCACCTGGGATGACGGCCTCCTGCGTCGAGCGCGATATGAGTACTATGATAATCTCGCTCAGGATGTAACCAAGGCACAGATCGCCCTGGCATCGTTTACTGAGTGGATCAGTACTAAGGTAGAAACTGACACCCGCGAACTTAGCGACTTAGATCGTGGCATCAGTGCTCCCGCTCGTGTGGCGGAGCGTCGTGAGTTTGATACTCCTTCCAGCTCTGGATTCCTTCCAGATCAGTCGTGGTTCAACGAAAGGTTCCCGGAGTAATTACTCATGGCTTACTCGCGCACGTGGAATCCTGCAACTCCTCCAGCGACAGCAGCTGCTAATACCATTGATCAGCTTATTCGCAATGCGAAGGTTGATCTGGCCGAGCGAATTATGTCGCTGCTGGGGATTCCGGATTTCACTGTGGATCCACTCAAAGGTGTATCCCTCAACATGGGTGGGTCTGCGGCAACTAAGATCATTCCCGGCACTGCTAGTCTCTCCGTCCGGAATAACGCTGACACTCAGGATAACCTCCTCGTTGCGGACAACGGGTCAGTTACTGTTCGCAATAAGCTGCTCATCCTCAGTGCTATCTCCGGTAACCTCAACGTTGATCCTGGATTTCAGATCATCTTCAATTCGCAGCTGAAGATGCAGGCAGCCCAGGCGTACATTGCTCCAGCGAGTGCTATCATCGCTGCGGCATCGCAGTCTATTGACTGGAACACCAGCAATAACCAGCAGCTGCAACTCGCGAACAACACCACGCTGTCGTTCTCTAATGCCGGTGCTGGTGGTTGGTACTTCATGAGCATCAAGCAGACTGGCGCTGGTAACTGGACTATCACATGGCCAGCATCGGTGAAGTGGGCTAGCGACACTGCGCCGACACTTACTGCAACTTCTGGTAAGACTGACTACGTGTCGTTCTACTACAATGGAACCAACTATGTTGGTTTCCTCGTGGGCCAGAACTACAATGTTTAACGTCCCCGGAGGGGCATACCCACCTAATCTGGTCTCTCTCACCTTCAATACCAATCCAGGAGAGACCAATCCCTATGTTAGTCCTTTCGATATCACTATCACAGCGGTGAATCCGACTAACTGGGGGATCGCACTGAAGTATTCTGGTCCCTGGGGAAATACTGGATGGACCTACAAGGGTAAGCTCTCCGGGTCGATGGTGGTAGGTAACGTGTTTGTCAATGGCACCTACACAGTAAATGCAGCATTGTACAACACTGGTACTGGTGTCATCAACGTAAATTATCTGACCTACACCTGGACCTACACATGAGCCCACAGCCGCGGTTCACTCATAGGCCAGACCGGAGTGTGCAGATCGCCCTGACGCAGCAGTATCCAGCGTTGGATGTTCCTCGAGATCTGATTCTCTTCCAACCTCCTGGAGGCGTCAGAGGCGATGCTCCCCTGGGGTATATGGATGCGACGGAGAGTCCAGACCTTAGAAACTATCGCATCCAGAGTCAGCGCTACCGCGTGAGGCCGGTACTCTCTAGACTTAACAACACTCCGCTAGCTGATCCGGTAGTAACGTTAGTCTACACACTGGACCAAGACAGCAATGAGCTTGTAGTAGCTTGCACTACACAGGGCATCTACAAGCTCTCCAATGACGTGTTTGTTCAGTTGACTGGTCCCACGCTGCATGGAGATACTTTCACGAGATTCTCCACTAGCGGCTGGAACAAGAAGATGGTCTTCTCTACTGGGTACGATCCAGTGGGAATCGTAGACTTCGATAACGGGGTTTACTCATTTCTTCCTGGAGCACCCACTGGACCCTTTGTAGCTACTTTTGGTGGTAGAATCATTGTAGCTAACAGTAACCGCCTCACCTGGTGCGCAAAGGATAATGAGAACGACTGGACAGGTCTGGGATCGGGTTATGAAGATCTCCTAGCTGCACCTGGTGGCGTCGTCGATGCGGTGCATGGAGTGTTCCCTATCACAGATACCTATGCACTAGTGGTGCGCTCACGTTCTGTGTGGGCAATGCAGATTACTGGTAACTTCGATGTTCCGTTCATCTTCACCCGCATCTGGGCCAACACAGAGAGTATTGCTCCGTGGAGCCTAGTGCTCACCCCCATCGGGGTTGTGGGGTTGTTCTCTGATGGAGTCTACCTGCTTAGCCTCGACAGTCCCCCGCAGCCTATTGGGCTCCGTGTCAGGGACATCATGGTCATCCCTGGGATTCGCCAAGCAGTAGCTACCTACGACATCCAGCAGGCTGCATACTGTCTGGCAATTCCTCAGGCTGATGGAGTCTCTACGCTAGTGTGGCGTTACTACATCAGAGAACAGCGCTGGACCTACGACTACTACCCATTTGTCATCACTCATCTGATTGCAGCTAACTATCAATCCGCGCTGCAGATTGCCCAACTCACCGGGCAGATTAATCAGCTAGTTGGGCCAATCTACTTGCTTGGTACCTCGGAGCAGAAGAGTGGTCTGATTATGACTGATGGAGTAGCTAATCATTACTGTGTCAGGGATGATAACTGGAATAGCGGTGTAGCAGCTGATCAGTATCCAGACGGAACCTTCGGCAACACCACTGCGTACCTCACCTCGGATATCCTACGTGGAGATTCACTACTCTACAGTGGACAGCTAATTGAAGTCGAGGTAGAATACATCTGTAATCGCACCACTACGCTTCGTATGGAGTGGTCCACTGACGGAGGTATCTCGTGGTTCCAGTCTGGCACAATCACTTGTACTTCTTCCCAATACCCCAAGATCGGCAAGTTTCCTGGAAATCTCACTAGAGAACGTCTCCAGATTAGACTCATCTCGGAGGATGCTCAGGGCTTGCAGATCATCTCCTGTCATCCCAGGTACGCTCAGGAGGGTAAGATTGCGCCTTGATATTGAGCTAGCTGCCCGTCCTGTAACATGGGCACTAGATAGGATCAAGAATCTCCTAAACGGAGAACTGACATTACGAGACAACCACAAGGCAGTACTTGTCTCGGTGATTTCTGCAGGTGCTGGAACACCGTTTCCGGTGGCACACAACCTCGGGGTTACACCACTCTATTTCATCGCCAATCCAGATCAAGGAGCCACGGTATGGGCAGTGCAGCGAGACCAATGGAACTCGACGACTCTGTGGCTGGCTTCATCGCTCCCGAGCTGTCCAATGACAGTCGTGGTGGGCTTGTAGTCAAGCACGGAGATTACGAGGTGCGGTGGATGATTCTGGATAGGGATTGGCTAGTAGGACTGTGGACCAAGCTTCAGTTCTACAAATCTGTTTTCTGGGCTCCAGAACATTTCGAGCTGGAGAACTTCATCACTATCCTTACCCAACCTGGATGGTTGTTCTTTGAGGTGTACAAATTTGGACACCTCGAAGGAATCGTCTACTTCACCAACGCTGCCCAGCTAAGAGAAGTTCAGATGCATGGAGTCTTGTTTGAGAGGACTCTCGTAGATAAGGCTCCGTTGCTCAAGGAACTCATCAAGTGGTTCTTCGCCGACTATCCCATCGAGCGGGTAGAAGTAGCACTGGTTCATAAGTTCCGTGCTACCATGCGATTTGTTGAGCGTGCTGGATTCAAGTTCGAGGGGATTCGTCGTCGTGCTGTAGTGTTCCGTGGTCGGTGGGCTAACCAACACATCTATAGTGTTATCCGGGAGGATCTGTGCCAGCTCTAGCTCCTGTCGCACTGCCCATCGCCGGCGCTGTCGGATCCTGGGCAGTAGGCAAAGGTTTGGATAAGGCATTTGGCGGAGGGAAGACTGTTACGACTCCACAGATGCCCAATGACATCGCAGGGCTTAGAAGCTCGCTGATCCAGTGGCTTCAGGGTGGTGCGATGACTCCAAATATTGGTGGTACGCAGCCATTCGGTGGAGTTAATCAGCAGGGCACCTTCGGTGTTGGTCCGACGTTCAGTGGCGGTCGAGGACTTCCGAGTCCCGGTAATGCTCCAGCACTTGCCTCAGGGATGCCATTGCCAGTGCTGAAAGATGCTACTAGCAGCAATCCTTACACAGCTGGTACTGGTGGCTCGAGTGCAGCGCTCGGTGCAGCACTTACCGGTGCCAATGGAGTGCCCTCGGTTCCAGGTGTGACAGGTGGTACTCCCGGCAACTACGGTGCTCCAGTAGGAGACCGCACTGGGCATCCGCGTGACGCAGGTGGCGTTGGAGATTTCAACCAAGCTTTCTATACACCTACCTACGCACCGGGCTCTACTCCGTTTAATCCAGCTACCGCCGAGGGTGTTAGTCTGGGAGCTATGCCGGGGCTGAACCACTCCACGATTAGCAATGTCCCAGGGGCACAGGTTACCTCAGCTGGCCCAGCATCGAATTATCAGGATTACCTCGATCCTCGGTTCGGAGGTATTCTGGATTCGTTCCTGAAGAACGGTGGTGCAGATGCATTCTCTGGCTACTCTGGTGCCTATGCAAGTCAGGTGGCTCCTGTGGCAGATGTTGGATCTGTGATTGATCTGATCCATTCGCTTCCTGATATCGTCAATGGTCAGCAGGGGTACTTCAAGGATAATATCCTAAGTGCCTACACCCCGCTGTTCCAGTCCCAGCGAGACCAAGCTCTTGCGCAGGCCAAGGAACAGGCTGGAAGTCTCACCGGTTCTGGTTTTGCTAATACGCTTGGCAACTCTATCAACCGCACAGTCGTTGACCAGGGTGCGAAGCTTTCTGATCTACTTACTCAGCTCGCCACCACGGAGCTCGGTAGGCAGGTTACTCAGGCTGGCCTTGAGCAGAACAAGAACTTCCAGAATCAGAACACCCAGCTGGACGTGGGTAAGACCAACGCGACTCTTGCGACTCAGGCCTCCATTGCTAACGCTGGCAACACCGCGCAGTTAGCTGCTTCGCGAATGGGGAACATGAGTAACTTAGCCCAGCTACTTGGTGGTCTGGCACAGAATCAGGCTGGTCGCGTGGATAGCGCGAATCAGTTTAACGCTGGTCAGGCCAACGATATCGCGGTGGCTAACGCAACGCAGGCTACCCAGAGAGCTATCGCTCAAGGGCAGATTGATGCCTCTGAGGCACAGTCCTACTTCCAGGGCCAGCTTCAGCAGCAGATTGCTCAGGGGAACCTTACTAACAACGCCAACCAGTTTAACGCTACCCAGTACAACCAGGCTGGCATGTTCAACACGACGCAGAACAATGCGACGAATCAGTTTAATGCCAACGCTGCGAACCAGGCTTCTCAGAGCAATGCTGGTAATTTCCTGAATATGCTCCTGAGCATGGCAACTGGTGGAGTCACCGCTGGAACTAACCAGTATCAGCCCGGTGCCTCGGATATGTTTGGTCAGATTCTTCCCTTCCTCACTATGCTCTTTGCTCGCCGTGGGGCTCAGCAGCCCGCAGGAGGTAACGGATGACTGTACCGATTCAGCCGGTTCCTGGATGGGGGCTGGCACAGGGTATTGGGCAAGCTCTACAGGTCTATGCTCAGGAGCGGCAGCGTCGTGAGGAGGAGCAGCGCCGGAATGCAATGCAAGGTCTGGCGTTGTTCCAACAGATTCTCCCAAGCCTGACTCAGTATCAGCCTCCCCAGACCACGGCTAACTTTGCTCCCAACCTCATGGAGGGAGCACAGGGTATCCAGGTTGGACAGACTCCGGAGAAGTTTAACACTCCTAAGCCTCCTCCGCTGATTCAGAACTATCTCCAGCAGCTTACTGGGCAGAACCAGCTAGGGTTGTCGCCGGAGCAGATGGATGCTATGCGGAAGAACTATTATGCCGGAAAGACTGCACCAATCCTGGCTCAGCAGTCGGCGGCAGAGTTGGGCCAAACCCGAGCCACGACGAAGCTTACTGAAGCACGCCTTCCCCAGGTTGCTGCTGAAACCGCAGGACAACTTTCTCAGAATAAGATTCTCGACTATAAGGCTGGTACTCAGCCGACAGTCGATGCTCTGGGATATGTTGATCAGTATGCTCCTGGTGCTGTGCTCCAGGTGGCCTCGGATCTCAATATTCCGGTCAACAAGAAGAATGCTTCTCTCATTGCTCAGAAGGCCTACGACAGGTTCAAGACTGAGCAAGGTACTAATCCCCTGGCGCAGTATGTCACCCCGGCGATGTTTGGGAAGGCAATCCAGGAGCAGATTGATTTTGCTGAGAAGCTTGGCTTAGAGCGTCTGCGTGCTCAGGCTGATATGATCCAGGCTAATCGGATGAACAATCCGTTGCAGTTCTGGCAGGCCGCAGTAGACAACGAGCAGAATGCAGTAAACTCCTTGCAGCGTGAACAGCAGGCTCTCCAGGGAGTCTTTAAGAATCCCCAGATTATGATGTACGCGATGAGTGCAAAGGACCTTGATGATCCTGGGTTAGCGCTGACTCCGGAGCAGAAAGCTGCAATTCTTCGCCTGCGTAGCATTCCCACCGAGGTTTCTGCTCACGCAGCGCGGCGGGATCAGATTCAGACTCGTCTTAACGATGCGACGGGGCTGAAGCTTGAGAGTGCCCCAACAGGCACAGCTGCTCCGGCAGCTCCTGGGCAGTCCACTCCCAATGCCTTCCGCTCCAGGCAGGAAGTTTCCTCTGTACTCAAGACTTCCACCTCGCGTACTATGCAGCGGGCAGCCTTCCTTACCATGCTCCGCAATAAGCTCATCAATCCTGCTGATGCTCAGCAGATTATGCGAGAGAATGACATCACTGGGGTTTCTCAGCAGGATATCGAGGCTGCTCTACGCGGAGGCCAGCCGTGACAGGACCTGGACTTTCTATTACAGACTTCCTTGACGACCCATACTTCCGCGAACAATTAGGAAGGTCCTCCGTAGGTCGTGGAGAACTCAACAGGATTGACGCTCAGAAAAACAAGCAGGAGCTAGAGAATGCAATCAGCCAAGCCAAGGCCAGGCACTCCAGCCTCCCGGCAACGGAGCAAGCTCGCAATGCAGAGTGGATTCGCGGAGCTGAAGGACGACTCAAAGACCTGGATACAATCATCGAATCCGGACGAGCTCCGGCGCCAGATCGTTCAGCGACAGGTAACTTTGCTCGTGGATCTGCTGCAGGCTTTTTTGGATCGCTCCCGGATTTCGTAGGATTACTCACTGGTACGGCTAAACATCTCCCCGACTCGGTGAGGCCGTCCCTTGTTGACGCCGCAGACGACAAAGCCAAAGAGCTCTCTAGCGAAATGCGAGAGTTCTTCAATCCCCAAGATACTAGTGGTGACGTTGGTGAGTTTGTGGGTGGTGTGGCTGGCGGCATCCCCACGTACGGCACCACCGCTACTTTGGGTGCCAGAGTGCTTGCTTCCGGTGCGGAGAAAGCCGGAGCGGCCGGGATCGCGAATCTGCTTCGAACAAGCCTTGCGGGTAGCGCCGGTCGTAGAGCTGCGGCCTCTGTGGTTGGCGGACTCCCCCTGTCTGCGCTTATGCAGACAGGGATGCCGGAGGGAGCCACAGTTGAAGATCGTGCGAAGCAGTTTGCGATTCAAACACTGGCAGACGCAGCTGGTGGAGCTTTGCACGGTGTTCCTGGGAAGCTCGGTCGCAGGCTTAGTGATCGCCTTGGTGGTGTTGAGCCTAGCGGGAACGGTGGGCCTGGTGGACCTGCACCGAGTGGAGGGAGTCCTAGTACACCTACTGGTCAGTCTATTCTGGATGAACTGACTGGAAGTGCGGAGAAGAACAAAACCGAGAAGGCAGCAAAGTCTGCAATGAGGGCTCGCTATAATGGAGATTCCTCGGTGCAGGCGGCAATTGAGTACGAGCAAACCAATCCCGGAAAGAGGTGGATTCAGCTCGCAGCAGATGAGCAGAAGAAACTTCGCGAGGATTGGAAAACTCGGAATCCGTTTGATAAGTGGGCCTCTGACCGGGAGGCGCTCAACGCGGGTGCTCCAGGAGTAGATCCTAATGCTCCTCCGGCAAGTCCTCCTAGTGCAGAAGCACAGGCTGCGATGGTACCACCGCTGCGACCGGAGGACTTCGGGGCACCACCGGTGGAAGCTTCTCCAGCACCGCCAGGACAGCTTGATCCAGCGTTCTCGCAACCTCCTGCTGGGGGACGCATTCTAGAGCCTCTCAAAGTTATCAAGCAGACCCTTGAGGATCATGGAATGCAGGTGGGTCCTGAGCAGGAGAAGTATTTAGTTGATAAGCTCCAATTCATCGACAGCCAAAACCTCGACACCGCAGCGCGGAATCGAAAGGTTATCGACCTGATCGGTGAAGTGATGGCGACGGGATTCCCTGAGAAGCCCGCTGCTGTGGAACCAGAGGCTCCGAGTTATACTAATTCGGATACCTCAAAGGAGAATGCTGCGTACGCAGAGGCTTTTAAGCAGTTTCAAGGCCACCCTGCGTTTGCACAACCTGCGGGTCCAAATGAGAACATGGCAGTACATAACCTTGCCCAGGTCTTTGGTGAGGTAGCGGCAGCCAACCCGCATAAGGCAGCAGAGTTAACTCAGGTATTCAAAGAGTTCCGCTCCGCAATCGAGAGTGCTCCGTACCCCGCGACAAACGGAGGAGATGTTGCCCCGGTGCAGGTTCCTAGTGCTCAGGGGAAATTCAACTACGAAGCCATGCGGGCAGAGGCCGAAAATTCTAACAAGGCTTTCCCGATGGATCAACCTGGGATCAGCCCGTTAGAGCGCCTCCAGCGGATCTACACTTACATGGTAATGACTAACCCGGATCAGCTGAGGCCGCTGACTCATGCTTTCCGGGAAGCTAGAGAAGCACTAGGTAAGGTAGCTGAGCAGCCCAAGGCACCTACACACCCTGACCTAGAGAATAGCAACTTCACGGCGTACCGTGGAGCGACAGAGGGTTCCGAGAACACTAAAGACATGGCCTTCATGTCCGTAGACCCTGTGAGGGCAGGGAACTATGGAACCGATGTCTACAAGGTGTCGGGAAAGTTTAAGAAGGTCATGCAGGTGAGTTCGCTCTCGGAAATCTATGATAGGTTAGGGATCAAAAAGCCTGCCGATCCCCACGATCTAGATAAGGCTGGCCGAGCTGCACTCCGTGCTGCGGGCTATGATGCAATCGCGTTGCGTGATCCTCTACAGCCACACCTGGAGCTGATTAGTCTCAACCCTAGCGCACATAGCTTTGAGAAGCTTCCAGCCGAGGAAGTTAAGAGCCATGTGGATCTGCTAGGTACCTCGCAGCGCCCTGAGGGAATGGTAGCAGAGTTTCCGCAGCAGACGCCACCTGAGCTTCCGGCGTCGGAAACAGTTGCAGCTTCTACCGAAGGGGACATTGTCTCGCAGCTTCTTGGTCAGCAGCCAACAGCTCGGGAGAGTAATCCTCGTCTGTGGTGGAATCAACTCTCTTCCAAAGATCGCAAGGCCTGGATCAACGCGGTAGATCCAGAAACAGCGAAGCTGCGAGCCATCGCTGACATGCGGTATGATGCACTGTCAACTAAGCGTAGACCTGCCGTAGACCAAGCCCACCAAGCCTACCTCGCCGGAAATGCTCCTGACACCTACGTTCCTCAGGGTACTTCTCCTAGCGTCAATCCATCCACTAGTTCGACCCGTCCTCGTCTCGCAGACTCCCAGCTGGAGATTGCATCTGCGGTCCATGAGCAGAATCAATCAAAGGGCCAGCTCAACATTCTGCCGATCGTACGACAGGCGACGCGGAATGTCACGGCCCTCTCAGACCAAGAGCTCGCGTCGCACATTTCCAGCGCAGCGACGGGCTCGGCTGGAGCTAAGAGTGAGTCGGTTAGGGCGGAGTGGGATCGGATTACTCAGAAGCTAGTTGCTGAGCAGCAGCGTAGACAGGTGGATCAAGGTAACCGAGAGGGGTTTGCGAACTTCCGCTTACTCTCTACGGTGGCCGGAGGCTTTACTGGATTCACCGTCGGAGCAGCTACGACAGATCCAGGGGATCCTAATAGGAATGCCAAGCTGTTTATGTGGACCCTGGTGGGATTAGGTGCAGGGATGTATGGTGGTAAGGTACTAGATGCTGGATTGGCTAAGAGACTCGAGAGAGATAACTACCAGCTTAAGACCGAACCTCTTAGCAATGTGGTGAGTCTGGAGACCTTGGAAGCTAACAAGTCTAAGGGACTCTACGAGCGACTGGCAGATTTCTATCAGTCAGGTTTTCGTGGGATTAGTTCCGCAGAGCGTGTGCTGTGGAATCTGCGGAGCTACACAGAGGATCTAACACGCAAAGCTCAGCATAATCTCAATCTGTTTGGCTGGCACGTTGCGGGAACTGAATCCTGGCTGACAGATCGTCCGGTGGTGCGTGGAGATAACGGGGAGCCTATCCATCTGAACAAAGCTGATGGAACTCCCATCTGGCCCATGAGCAAGATTCTCCAGGCTGCAAGAGGAGACCAGAAAGGACTCGGTGACCTGGCTACAGCACTGAGTACTTTAGAGCAGTTCGGTATGGGCCGTGACCCTGGGACCATGTCCCAAGCTAAAGCTACCATGGTCGTGCAGCAGGCTCCACAGCATATGATCCAAGCTGCATTGGAGCTTCGTGAGTACAATCTCGGCCTTGCTAAGGCACTGCTCATGACCGGGAGACTCACCCAGCAGGGCTTCGATGCGATGGCTAAGGAGAAGTACTACACTCCTATGTATCGTGTGCTGGAGGGTGGGAAGGTTAGTGACATCCGTCGAGGTGTGCAAGCTGTGCGGCCGAATGATCCTCTCAAGAGCCGTTCCGAGGGAAGTGAGCGTAAGGTTATTAATCCAGTAGAGCAGACCATCGCGCTGACACCTCGCTATCTCCGAGCCATCGAGATGAACCAGGTAGTAAAGTCGTTCATCGACGTGGGGAGACAAATCGGGGATAAGGAGATTCAGTCGATGTATATGCGACTGGTAAAGCCTGACGGAGCTCAGGGGAAGGCGGTGAGAGAATTAGAAGCCGACATGCGGGATTTGGCTCAGAAGATGGGTGTGCACCCTAAGGACATCGGTGGACTGATTACCTATGCCGAGGGGGATAAGCCGCTGTTCCAGGGTGGGAGAATTGTCTACTGGGACAACGGAGTGCTGCATACTTATGAAGTGGCTGAGCCGATCTTCAAGGGGTTAGCATCGTTGCTTCCTGACGAGCGGGATCTGTTTAAGAATATCTTCGTTCGTGGTGCTCACAGCACGACAATGGGCATTGTGAATAATCCAGTGTTCTTGGTTCGCCAGCTCGTGATGGACTCGATCGACGCAGCTACGATGTCGAAGTATGGATTCCGCATGGGATGGGATTCGGCAAGGGCACTGTATCATATCTACAGTCGCTCCCCGGAGTACAAGAAGCTCCTGGAGATGGGTGGTCCTGGAACGGTGCAGAGTCTTAAGTTCCTCGATCCTCAGCGGGTACTTGCGAGTGTTGAGGCTGAGGGAGGAACTGCCTTCGCAACGGCATGGAAGCAGATGAAAGAGCTTCACCCAGTGGAGGCATATAAGACCTTAGCACTTCCCTTAGCTGAGGCTGCTCGGGTAGGAGAGGCTCTACGGGCTATGGATCACGGAGCTAGTACCGTGGAATCCGTGTATGCTGCGTGGAATGTACTAGGTAACACCCGAATGCAGGGTACTAGTGCATTTATCCGAGCACTTAATCAGATGGTCCCGTTCTTCCGGGCCGGTACCGCGGTGATTGATCAGCAGGCAGCGAACCTCGGAGTGCATGCTTTCCGTACTCCAGAGGGTGGCAGAGTGAAATCCGGTCTAGGGTTGCTTGCAAAGGGAGTCATCAACATGACGATTCCTACAATGCTGCTGTGGGCCTACAACAAGGATGACCAGGAGCTACGGGAGTGGCGCAAGACCACAGCAGGACAGAACTATTGGTTCCTCAGAAGTCCAAAGGACGGTACGATTATTAGAATTCCTAAGCCCCACGACTTAGGAGTGATCTTCGCTTCGGCTGTGGAGAATGCACTGGATAAGCAGTATGCACAGGACAGTGCTACGCTGAGCCAGTGGAGTAATGACCTGCTCGATCAGGTAGCGGTGAACTTCTGGCCCACTCTTCTGGGAGTGCCAGCATCGCTGCTAGCTAACCGTCAGCTGGGATTTGGTAACAGACCTATCGTGCCAGATTCACAGACTGACATGGATCCGCAGTTCCAGGGTCACGATACCGCAACTGCTCCTGCACAGATGGTTGGTTCTGTGCTGGGAGTGAGTCCGCTAAAGGTAGACTATGCGGTGAATAGTACCTTGGGATCGACTGGACAGCAGTTAATGCAGTTCGGTGATGCGGTGAAGAAGTACGTGGATACTGGTTACGTGCCTGCGGCACATGAGTATCCAGTAATCCGGAGCTTCTTAGTACACTATCCGGCAACCAACACCGGGTCAGTGGAACAGTTCTATAACAACGTGGAGAAGGCCGAGGCAGTCTACAGTGCGTGGAATCATCTAATCAATGATGATCCACAGGCTGCGGTAACCTACGGTCAACAGCATCCAGTGGAGATGCAGATGGCTCAGGCACTTATTGGAATCCGTAACGACATTGCGGATGCCAGGAGAGCTGCGAACGACCTGGGACATCTGGGTCGAGCTTACATGTCCTCGGAGAAGCAGAGGGAGCTTCAGGGCCAGTTTGCTCGACAGATCATCATGCAAGCGAAGATGGGTAACATGCTGTGGAAGCAGGCACAGCAGATGAGGAAAGTTAGATAGTAGATTCCTCGGAGCAACAAGAAGGCCCCCTGAGTTAGGGGGCCTTTTTGCGGTGTACAATTTTGTACACCTACCAGCGCTCTACCTCAGCTGCTTCGGCTAAACCTTTTACAGCCTGCATCGCACTAGCACGAGCTTCTTCTTCCTCGAGCATTCCCCACAAGAGAAACAGGTACACGATCATGTCTTGAATGCGACCAGTAACTGGCTCTCGCTGGGACTTGTGCCCATTGAGGAACTTCAGTACCCCGTCACGGTGCTTAGTGAGATAGATCCAGAGCACCATCTTGCGATCTATTTTGAGCTCCTCTGCCAGCTTGTTAAAATTCTCAAAAGCCTCATCGAGGGCAGAGTACTCCCTAGAGGCTTTTTGAAACAGCTCCTTGATTTCAACCTGCTTGTTATCCAGAAAGTAGAGAAACTCATCGCGGGTCATTTCATGCTCCGGGTTCGTGATACCGAGGGTCGTAGAAGCCAGACGGAATGAGCGCCTCTTTGATATTCGGCGGCTGCCAGTCGGCGGGTTTGAGTACCTTACCATCCTCTCTCCGGATGGGCTGACCATCAGGACCAAGCTTCGCCATGTTGGACTTGTGTACAGCTTGCCACACTGGCCCGATGTCGATACCATAGGCAAGGGCTGTACCGAAGGTCACAACAAGCAAGTCAGCAAGACCATCTGCAATAGCGACAAGGTCCTTCTGAGTCATTGCAACTAGAGTCTCTCCAAGCTCCTCAATCATAAGCTTGGCTCTAAGCATTACTGTTTCAGAACTGGGATGCCCTAAGCTTTCAGCGTTCTGATCTGGACAGAATGCTGCTTGGAATTCTTGGACATCTTCTTGAAACCTAGGGCTTGGCCGTAAGCGCATAGTACTTACCCTCTCCGTTGAGGCCGATTTTCTTCATCTCCATAAGCATCCCGAGGATCTCATCGAGTTCCTCCTGGCGAACAGAGTTGTAGAACATCTCTACAAGCTCTGCCTTCGTAACTCCTCCTTCACGGTTCACCACGGTGGCAAGCATATCCGCGAAGGACTGAGTTAGCGGATTACGACCCACACCAGCAAAGACATGAGACATTCTAGGCTCGATCCTATCAAAGAGCCACATTGCTCGTTCGAGGTGCTTCACAGTGATGATTCGCTCATCAGTCTGTGATGCTGCTACGATCATTGCGACTTTGATCAGATGGACTGGTTTGCGCTCAAAGTACCCATCCAGGCGACGATCATTAGTCGGGTTAGGACGCTGTACTCGAGCCATATACCAAGCATCATACATCTCCGCAGCGTCATCTGCGAATTGGTACTCTCCACTGATCTGTCCGATGGTATTCAAGTCAATCGTCAACAGTTCCTGGAGAGCCTTCTGATTCTCGTCCAGCTTCGGCCTCGGGGGCTTCACTCGAGGTTGATCGCTGTACACGAAGATCACTCGGGAGGTGAGCCCAATACCCACTGTTTCGAGTGGTAAAGAGCGACTGATCCAGTCCGTCGTTGTCCCAGCTAACATATTGAGGAACGGAGCTCTGATCGTCGTCGTCCCGCTGCTTTTGGTCTTGTGAGTCCATTGTCCTGGGGAGTCGAAGATGTCAGTAAGAAACACCACCATGTCCATACCGGAGGAAGTGAGGAGACTCCCAAACTCCGATGAGTGCATGGTGAGCGGGCTCATTCCATCCTTGTGGGCCATGCTGAGATCTTGAATAAGCCGCTCGCGAGTGATGGAATCAACTGACGACGACAGTCCGGGTACTTCGTCGAGAATACCACGTCCTGTGCGCATCGCGGTGCTTTTCTTACACCTCCCAGGGGGACTGACTAGTACGATGTACAGATTTGGGTATACCTTGAAGTATCCCATATCTAACCATACTTTCCTGCGAAGTGCGCCAGCGATGTTGGAGATTGCTACCCAGATGTGATACTCCTCGGGAGACTCGCTCTCGGCAGTATAGACAAGGTAACCCTCCAACCAATCACTAACGTTTCGAGGTGGAGATTCGTCAGACATGCACTTTCTCCGGCGAAGCGAGGAACTTCTTAATATCTCGAAGCCCATTAGGATTGCTACCGTCCTTCCCCATGTTGCCCCAGTTGTACCCTACTTTACAATCCGTAGGTACCGTGAGGGTGTAGCCGTTGATGCTAAAGGGAATAGCCATCGCGGACTCCATCGCAGCAGCCACTTGGGTAACCTTATCCACGTCGCACTGGACCAGGATCGAGTCATGGACGTTAAGAAGAACTTCACCTCCAAGAGGTTGCACAGCTCGGTCGATGGCCACCCAAGCTTTTCGACCCAGTACACCAATCGTACTCTGCGGAATCCAAGAGTACGCATCGCGGACCAGCTTATCGTCGTACCGACCGTAGAAGGTCCGCTTGTAACCGAAACCGTTGACGAGAGTACGGGAGTACCGCAGCTCATCCTCGACTCCACGCCAATATACACTCTTGTGATTCGGATGAAGGGCAAAGAACCCGTCTTGTACTCGGCGAGCCAAGGCAAGGTCAATACGCACGCCAGTCGTTTCGGCGTCGAGATTGACCACTTCCACGAATCGCGAGTCTTGCATTCCGTAGTTGAGTGCATGTCTCGACTTTTTGCCTAATTGTCTCTCTGCCGGAGTAACGTCCTCAGGTTTCTTCCCGAAGATGACCGCAGCGGTTTCCCTGTGAATGTCCCGCGTAGGGTCTTGTAGAATGGATAGCAGCCACTCATCGCGGCCGAGAGCAGCCACAACCCAAACTTCAGCCTGCGAGTAGTCACGGTAGACAAAGGCTTTGCCAGGGTCAGCAATATAGTACGCCCGGATAAACTCTGGCTGATTCTGCAGGTTAGTCCCGGAACCGTAGATGCTAGCCCGACTAGATAAGCGATAGCTCCGAGTGCCAGTAATGTCGAACGAGCAGCGAATACGTCCGTCCGAATCAATACGGGTGGAGAAGTATCGCTCGTCGAGGGTTCGCAGCTCTCGGATGTTGAGGATAGCGTGGAGTACAGGATGCTTGTGCTTCCCAGCAAGTTCGACGATTGCGTCAGCGTCAGCCGTACGGTTACCTGTAGATCGGCCTTTGACTTTCTTGTACTTGGCTGGGAGCTTAAGCTTATCATACAGAAGTCCGGTAACCTGCTTGTTGGAACCTACGTTGAGAGGAGACCCCGCAGCAATATCGAGGAAGTTCTGGAGATTCTTAAGCTCAGATTCATTCTTGAGCCGCATCTCTTCACGCTTCTTCGTATCAATGAGAATCCCACGCCGCGTTGCACGAATGAGTGGGTCCACCAGTTCCATGGTGTCGAAGAACTGAGGGAGCAAATTCTGCTCGCGCAGGTCGCACTCCTGGACGACTCGTGACTCCTGTGTCACGCAGCAATCGAGTCCGTTATAGCGGTAGAAGATCCGGCGATCTCCGGTGTCCTTCCACAGCTTGCCGTCGTCTTTGTAGAATGGCTCGTCAGTGTTGACCGAGCATAGGAATGCTAGACCTTTAGCAATAGCAGCCTGGCGCTTCTTGCCTTGCAGCTTAGCGATCTCATCACCACCACCGGCGCATTCGGCATAGAGAGTATGATGCGCCAGCATGGTGTCCCAATAGAAGTTTTGAAGATTGATACCCTCATCGGCCAACACCGAGACATCGAAGGTACCATTCTGCAAAACCTTCTTGCAGGGATTCTCACATAGTCCCTGGATTACTGCCCGCCAGAGTGGATTCTCTCCTGCTGGGATGACCAAAGCCCAAGAGGGATCACACGAGAATCCAACACATGCCAGTCGCCATCCAGACTGGGTCTGATAGCACTCGATATCGACGCTGTATTCTCCTGTGGAGACCAACTCACGTACAGATTCCTCCAGGTTCCACGAACGATCTGTCCACTCCCATTCCGTTCTTCCCACGCCACTCCGTACCCATTCTCCATCGGGTAGTATAATGCGTCGAGAGGGAAGAACGATCTCAGGAGAGTGAGCTTGTCTTGCAACCTTGGCAAGGTCAAACTCGCCAACAGCTTTGTAATCGTAGACTCGTAGGATATAAGCTGGATTGTAGGTTCCGATGACCTTGGTTCCAGGTACCAGTTGAGACTCCAGGATGGAACCTCTCCACTTATCAATCCCGGTACGACCTGTGAGAGCCTTGAGGCTGTGGGCTCCAAGGGCAACAACGATGTTGGGTTTGATTTCGAGGATGTCCTGTCGCAGCTTGAGCATCCCTTGGAGGATGTGCTGTTGGTTTGCTTTCTTAGCAAACCATTTAGGGTCCGTCGGAGGAACCGGAACATGGACGAGGTTAGTTAGGAAACAATCGCTACGAGAGATACCGGAGTTCGAGAGCATCTTGGTGAGCAAAGTACCCGAGCCTCCCTGAAAGGGGAGGCCCGAGGAAATCTCCGCTGCACCGGGGGCTTCCCCCACGAGCATGATCCTAGCATCGCGGGGACCAGAGGAGATGAATCGCTGAGACATCAGTAGGAGGGAGATTTAGAAAGCTGCGGGATGGGAGTTGGTGCACCTGGGCCAGTCAGCTGAGAGATAGCATTGACTAGGTTAACATGGTGCAACCGGAGCAGATCCATCTCAGCATTGAGTTGATCACGAGCCTTGTCGCGAATTAGCATCTCGTTCTCAACCTGCAAGATCTGATCCTGCAACTGCTTCCTCACCTGCTCGGTTACCGGAGGAATCGGGCGCGTCCCTGGTAATCCATTCGGGAGTGACTGGGCTGGTTCCGGGGGGTGTGTTTCCCTGGATCTTTGAAATGGCATATGCTCGTCGCTCTGGATTGAGTTCGATCCCAAAATAGTTTCGTCGAGTTTTCGCGCATGCTGCCGGGCAACCTCCCCCGCCAACGAAGAAGTCTGCGACGAATTCCCCTGGGACAGTGAGTCGCGTGATGAATTCTTCGTAGAGTGCGACCGGCCGTTCGACGAGAGTTTCGCGGTCTGAGTTTTCGACCGGCGGGATATGGATGACATTAGGGAGTCCTTTCCTGACGATGTTGGGTTCTCCCTTCCGGCACATAATCGCAAGGTCGAAGGACCGAGCGAAGGTACGGTTAGGAGTACGAGTGAAGGTCTTGCCCTCCGAGCGATCCCACACGACGGGGATTTCATCCACGACGAAACCAACTTCGCGGAATGTGGAGACTACTCCTCGCCTAACCTCATCGTGCCAGTCGGCTAGGTCTTCGAGCATTCTCTTACCAACAAGAGGATGGATAGAACCATCAACCATACCGGCAGCAACCCGACGAAGTTGTGCAGTATCAACCGGGCGCTGTGGTAGACGGTCACCATACCACGAAGAACCGAAGAACCAGACAAGCCACCCATCTGGTCTGAGGGTGCGGTAGAGGTCTCCGGCCATGCTAAGAATTCTACGGTAGTTCTCCTCGGTATCCTCATAAGCGGTAAGCTCTCCAGCTGTACCGGCAATCTTGTTGTTGTAATCCACACCGAAAGGTGGATCAGTGAGGATCAGGTGAAACTGCTCATCGGGAACTTCCTTGATCAACTCCACAGAGTCCCCAAGCCAGATGTGCTCTGCTGCGGAGAGGTTATTACCAGTAGCTCGAGCCTCTGCCTGAGCATCATCAACCTTGAGCTTCCGCAACATCAGACGAGCCTTGGAGTCCACAACGTTAGCGAGCTGGTTGATGGACTTGAACTTCTGATTTGCTAGCTCGGGGAATGCACTAAGCATCGTGTCAATTCGCAGGGCGTCAGCGACGTCCGCACGACGATTAGATCCAATCAGTGCAGCAGTTTGAGCCTGGCCCCAGGACTGGTTCTGGGACTGCTTGAGCCTGTGGATTTCCGCGATAGCGCGGGCTTTCTCCTGAGGACTAACATCCGTCCGGACGGCGTTCTCCTCCAGCTCAATCTCTCTGTGTCGGAGCGGATCGTTGTTGACGTCTCCCCGAAGATTGGCGGGAATAGTAGCATGACCAAGACGTTGATAAGCAATGAGTCTAGTTTGTCCTGCCACCAAGGTGTAGAGCCCCTCTGAGTCTGCTTCCTCCACTGTGATGGGATTGAGCAGGCCGAGTCTCGAGATCGAGTCCTGGATATTAGCAATGTCCTTCTCGGCAGGGGCTTTGAATCTGTCTCCTGGGACATTGATCTGGGAGATTGGTAGGTCAAGAACCTTCATTGAGTCATTCCTGGCACACCAGGCCGGAGGAGGTTGGATCGCACGAGAGGTTCATGTGAGAACATGGACACTTCCCGTGGGAGGATATAGCAGGAGGTGGGATGGCCTAGCTGGTGGGAGAACGTACCGGGAACCTTGGTGTGAGTGTCTGGCTGCTTAGCACGTGCTTCGCTGAACCAAGCAACAAACTCGTCCTCCGAAACAGTAGTGGCAACCATTGCGTTGCCGCCGTTGCCGAGGATAATCTGGAGGAGGTATTGCTTCTGGTCGGACATCTTAACCTCGTGACGATGGGGCAAGGTGTACAAAATTGTACACCTCACCCCACCATCGGTTAGAAGTTAGCGCGGAAGGAAGCCGGTGATCTTGTCGCGAACCTGACCATTGTACTCGTCAGGCTCAATCGTGAAGATCAGCTCCTGACCGTTGAGCACATCGGTGTCAAACTCATCGAGCTCACCCTTCACCGCCTTGTTCGCCTCATCGTCGAAGTGGCATGCCCGGAGGAGCCGCTCGAACTGGAAAGCACCCTTACCAGAGGTGGGCACCCAGATCTTGCGCGGGTAAGTCTTGCCATCGTGCTCGACTTCGACGTTAAACTCGAGCATCGGATTGCCCTTCGAAGAGGTCTTAGCCTCGTGGTCGATCAGCTTACCAGGGTAGTTGCCAGACTCGAGAACGGCAGAGGAGGTCTCGCTCAGGTCAGGCTTGATGATAGGCATTGTTCAGACTCCCTTGATGTTGGTTGAGTTCTTGATCGCGCTGCTAACTGCTCCCCAATCCCATTCGGTGCCGTCGGGGATGTCTAGCCGGGATCCGCAGCGCACAATCCCGTCAGGCTTAGTTTGCAGGGAGCGCTTGAAGTCATTACCTTGCTTCGATGCCTGGAGTCGATACACCTCATCGAACAACAGACAGACACGCTCGACACTCTGTCCGGTGAGAAGCGGCACACGTTCAACAACAGCACCGTTGTCGTTAGTGTTTTCCTTCTCATGACAGATCAGGATAACATGCTTCCCCGAGTCGAAGACCATCTTGACAAACTGCTCCAAGAGGCTTCGCTCTGCTGCGAAGTCCTGCTGCTTCGGAACAATGAGGCCGAACTTCTTCGCTGAGTCGTAGGTATTGCTGAGTGCTTTACCTCCTGTGAACTGTTTATCCCCGAGGAGAATTACACCCTTGGCTATAGCCACGCTACCAAGGGTAGTCCCCGAGTCGATCACCCAAGTGTCGAACATATCAGGGTGACACTGGTATTCCTTGCTGTCGTAGCGAGATTTCCACTTCGCACCTTTGGGGTCCATGTAGGCATCGAAATACCTACAGGCATCATCATAGGCGTTGTAGTTCAGTGGAACACCATTCTTATCGCGATCGGAATCTAGATCGAAGAAATCCTGATAGAGGATGTCATCCAGTTTGACGTTGGGATGGCGCTGTGCGAAACCCTTGGTAGTTACGGTATCCATTCCGCGGTCAAAGGATAGGAAGTTCGGCCGTGGAAAGGTAGCTGCGCCTTCGGTCTTACCTGTGCGAAAGCGCCCATAGATGAGGATCTGTAACTTCTTAAGCGGGTCGATCTCTGAGGCGCGAGGCATCAGCCGAACCTCGTGTTAGCTGGAAGGCCAAGCTTTCGCTTTGTAATCTCTGCACAGCGGTCGGCTTCTTTCTCCATCGCGATGGTATTAGCTTCGAAGACCTGTTCCTCCGTGACAACACCAGCTTGGATGAGTAGACTCTGGATAGCATCCAATGCGGCGAATGCTGAGTTGATGCCAACCCGCAGGTGCTTAGGGCTAGCAGCAGATGTGTCCAATCCGGTAGCAGAGATTTCTGCTGCAAGTGCGGACTGCATCGCGTGAGCAGCACGCTGATAGCGTTCCTGGAGCTCTTCTTTAGTAGCCATCAGTCCGTAGGATTCTTTCCCTGGAAGACCGCCTGAGCGACTTCGAGGAAGTGGGTTTGATCATACTGAGGTATAACATCCGTGGAGGGTTCCAGCATCTGTGCATAGGACCACGCGAGGTAGTCAAGTTGCTTAGCAGCCTCGAACGCAGGGGTATGCTTCTGTGCGATGAGTTGATTGCGTAGGAGGCGAAGAGAGTTGACTAACTCCCCGCGTTGGATCTTTGCTTCGAAAGGGACCAGCTGAGTTAAGCGGAGTTGTCCTGTGGAAGAATCCTCAGGATCAATCTCCATGTAGCGCTCCATCTGTAGCGAGAGAGATTCCATCTCGACATCGGCCTCGACCTCGGAATCGGCCTCGAAGACTAGGCGAAAGATGGCAGCGAAAGTTGTCATGGAGTAGGAACCTCAGCGTCGCGATGTTCGTGATCCCAGTGTTTGATCTGGTAATAGGTCTCCAGCGCCTTCTGTTGCAGCTCCGGGGAATCCAGAGTGTGGACCTGATGAAACTCGCAACGCCCATACATGGTACAGGCATTAGTGTTCATGGGATACTCTCCAAGAACCTCTGCACGCTTCATCTGGTTTGCAACTTGCCGAACATTCTCCAGCCACATGGAGATATCAGGACGGCTTCTCCCTGTGTGATGCCGTTCAAACTTGGTGGCACCTACCTTGAACCATCCAATCGCGTTGATGATTGCCCCACCGACTTTGCGACCACTGAGCTGTTCACCAGCCCAGCAGTAGCCAGTCATCTGGTTGTTGGGTTTGTACTGGTTGAAGTAGTACTGTCCCATCTGCGTGGTGGTTTTGTGGTCCACGACGTAGACATAACCAGATTGCTCTACGAGCAAGTCGAAGATCCCACCGTACTCGATGGATTCGAGGTGGCCACCACACTGCGGGCAGATACCATTCTCGAGAAGCTCCTTGTCCTTTGCTGTTCCGACAAGGCGTCGGCCGCAGTTGTCGTAGAGACAATCTGGACAGGTATCCAGATACATGCCAGTTGGGATAGTGAAGTTAACCTCCACCATCGGGGCACCGTTCTCTGCACCAACGATCTTCCAGTTTTCCGTAGGATAGCGCTGGATATACTTGAGGAAGGTATCAGTAACCTTCTCAAGGGTTCTGAAGTCGTCGGCAGGCATCTCCACAGGCCACACCTCCTGCATAGCCTTAATACCGTCGCGGATACGTTCGCCAGGAGTGAGAACACCCTGAGTGGCGTACCACACTTCGAGACCTTTATGGAGAACCTGACCTGCATTGAGTGCTGCACTACTCCGTAGAGGTTGCCATCCCTGCTTGATGCGAAGCAACCACTTCGCTGGGCAGGTCTGGAACATGGACATGGAGAAGTTATCTAAGATCACCGAGAAACTCCGTTAAGTGATCGCGAAGAATACGAACCTCGCGTTCGTTGAGGTGAGTAATGTTGGCCTGGATGAATCGTCCGTTGCGAGCTAACATACGGAAGGAAAGCTTGTCAGCGTCGATGACCTTACAACCGAAGCGGACTTCATCGTGGGTAAACTCGACAGGTGGAAGCCCTGTAATCACGAGACCGCTGCCTCCTCGAGCATGGTGTAAAGGTCATCAGCACACTTGTTACAGAGGAAGGAAGTCTGGCGATTCGAACTGCTGTCGCTTCCAATCCTCACACGAGTCAGCACGTCGGCTTCTTCCGTAGGAAACTGCTTCCCACAGGAATCACATTCTCCCTTCGTCGTTGGGAGTTGTTGCTGTACTTCGATCATCTCCTAGTTCCTCCCCTGGTTTCCACTGATGGTGAAACTTATCGAGAACGGTGTCTCGTTCTCTGGTGAGCAATCCCTGAGCAAGCTTCAACAGAGCTTGCCGATTCGCGTGTTGGGTGTCGGTAGTACCGGGGAGTCTCCTGGACGCAATGCGACCCACAGCTTGCGCAGCAACATGCAAGTCGTGGGCCAGATCGAAGAGTCCTGCTGTAGAGACTGAGTTTTCACCACGTCCGAAAAACGTGGTTTCGTAGAGCGTGCGCTCTGCGTCGTTCATGTAGGAGCCAATCTCCGTTGGGGAAAGAAGCACGGAAGGGAATCGAACCCTTCATTCGCCAGTCTCAGTACCCGTAACCGGGCCGATACCGTGCTTACCACAGACTACTAGCAGCCGTCTGTGAGGGCGCATGTCAGACAAAAGTTGGGGCAGGGATTATATCTCCAGGATAACCCTACCCTAGCGGCCCGACACGAGGAAGTGCAACAGCTACTTTAGTGGGCCTTGCGTAGATGGTGGAGCCGTAGAAGTTGTTATCTACATCGTGGAACATCTGAACCTTATCTACGTCGAGGATCTGAGCGAAGCCTTGCACGTGTTTCCCCTTAACCTCAAGCGCGACTCTGTCGAGAGTCCAGTCACCAGCAGAGTTGATTCTGTAGTACTCTACCAACACTTCTCCATCGACCCACTCCTGAGGAGTCCCGAGCCTAGCAACCTGAGCGAGTGCCGAGCTTGGAGCATACACCAGGCCGGCACCCATTACTGCAGTGAATCCTTTGAGAAAGGATCTTCGATCCACTACTACCTCCTGGTGGAGGTGATAGGCTGGTGGAGGGTCATGAGCCCTCTCTTGGTTATCCCGCTGCCGGGACCAGCTTGAGAAAAGACAAGGCGGGGAGTCGAACCCCGCACGGAAAGGCACACTGTTCCTTTCCTACCCGTATCGGCAAGACAGAGGGATGGGTTCTGTCTTGTGGACCTTGCCCCCAGCGAGTCCGTCCAGAGCAATCTGGCACAGAAGTGTGAGGAGTAACCTGGTGCCACAGAGTCGCTTGTCACGTCGTCTCCGAACAGGCTCTCCAACGGACCCGAGAGTAGTTGACAGAACGTCTTAGCCCTGCGCCCCGGCGAGTGCAGCGAGATCCGCAGCAGAAACCTCACCGCGCTTGACACGCTCAAGGAGCTGGGCGATGACATCAGCGCTGTCACCGAGGGCCTCGGCGGCACCCTCAGCAGCACGACGAGCACGGGAGACCGGCGTAGCAGCGGCGGTCTGGCGCGTACCGGGGCGATGCTCGACCTGGGCCTGTGCGATCTCATCATCGGTCTTGCCAGCAGCGCGGAGGCGACGAGCGATACCCTGCGCGGTGACGCGGACGGAAGTACCGTTGAGGATCGCCGTCACACCATCTGCCCCGTAGAACTCGATAGCCTTCTGGGGGTCATCCCACGTGAGGAGCGGAACGTTACCGAGGGAATTCTCGCCCTTCGCAGTCTTGACCTCATCGAAATCCCAGTGAGCGCCATCGGGAGCCGAGACAGTGAGGGTGTTGTCAGCCATTGTGCCTTACCTCTGGATTTGGGTGGTTGTGAGTTTGGCCGTGTTGTGGCCGCGAGGAATCATACCACATCATTCCACAGTTGTCAAGCCTAGCGATGGAACTACGCAGAGAACACTTCGGTTGGGATGCCCGCAGCTTGGGCAATCTTTACCATGTGGCTGGTGCCGTGGGAGATGGAGATGTTCTTGGAAAACGCTAAGACTCGATCGGGCTTAGCAGCGAGCATCTGCCTGTTACGGATGCGACCAGCGGCTTTACCATAGCGATTCCAGTCAGCAGGGTAGGGCTCTACAGCAAGGCCTAGCTCATGAGCTATGTGTCCTGCAATAGAGTCAGCACCCACAGCTGCACCATGAATAACGGTGGTATCCTCTGGGAGCTTTGACATCTCCCTACGGATAGGTGCCCAGTCGTTCCACACACGACTACCGCAGATAAGAACTCTCATTTTGAGCTATCCGAGTCGGAGTTAGTAGGTGCTGTATGTTGATCTTGATGGGCCTTCCATAGCTTGGGACGCACAAACTCACCACATGTGCAGTGGATACAACCGCCATCACCGTCGCCGTGTGCGACGAGGCATCGAAAGCCGCTATCGAGATGCACGAAGGGGCTGCACTCAGGACATGCTACAGGCATGCTTAGCATGGCAGCAACAAAACGTGGATCACCGCTGACTGAGCCCACAACGGTACCACACCTAACGCAGTGTTGTTCACCGCTAGTCGTCATAATCCGCGGAGTCCTCGACTAAAATCTGTGATGCCTCCCACAGGTCGGTACCTCCATAGGGGGTAGGATTCTTGTTGTAGATTTCTCTCATACCGTGGAGTTGAGAGTACTTCAACTTCCCGCGGAGATCCTTATACCTCGCACGCTCATGCTCAGGAAGGACTCGATTCATCTGATCCATGAGTGTTTGCCTAGCAACACCGTAGAGTGTTGCAAGCTGGTTCCATGAAGCACCTGCGAGCCAAGCAAGTGCGAGGAACCTCCGGCGGTTGGGGTCATGGACAGAGACTCGGACCTTATCTGGAGAAGTCCCTGAGCTGGATTCTCCAACATCAGGTCTTCCAGTAGGAAGAGTTGCTTCATCTAGCGCGAGAGCTACGAGTCTATCTCGCTCAGCATGAGGGAGATCTGGAAAGTTAGATAAGAGATACTGCTCAGCACTAGTTCGAGTCATTCGTCGAATGCTGAGCAACGCTGCCGGAGGGATCGGGAAGAGTTCTGACATAGGTTCTGTACCTCATACCAGCCTTATAGCCGGAACGATGAGAAAGGAGACCAACAACAATCGCGGTGAGGAGCACGAACAGCACAGATTCGAGATTGTGCTGCCAGAAGGTCTCACAGATCATAGTGGCACCGCCTGTTTGGATTGTTGACAGAAGCAACACAGGTCTTCGGCGCAGTGACAATGTCTACCGAGACGCTGACAGAATTCACCCGAAGCCAGAGCAGTGTCATACTCAAGCTGGGTATGATAGGTCTGCGCGATGGCCATAACCTCGGAGATGCTGGTCTGAGTGATAACCTCGTCTCGGTGGGCAGTTAACACAGCCATAGGGTTGAGTTTTACTAAGGCTCGACCCAGAGCAACAGCGTCCTCGCGGTATTTGGGAATCGCAGCAACTTGGCTTGATACTGCTAATGCCTCATCGATCATACCCATAGCCAGGAGGAGTCCAATCTGGACACCGGAAGCTACGATGGCTTGCTGATTAGGAGAGAGTGCCATCACGTGGCGGCCAGTAGTCTCGTTGAATTTCTCCACCTCTTCGATGGTGTCAAGGAAGACAACCTCGGGGCCTACCTTAGGGCTATAGTCCGGCGTCATGGTAGAGTAGGGTGGTAGTAGCAGGGATAACTCATGGACACAAAAAGAACCCGAGACGATACTACTGTCCCAGGCTCCGGTAGAGCTCTTGCAGCCGCAGGCGGTTGGCGTTGAGATTAGACTTGAGGTTGGCATAGTAAGGAGCAACCTCCGCGGCGATTTTCTTGGTGTTCTTGTCTACTGCTGTAGCATCAAGCTCAGTGAGCTCATTGATGATCGAGGAGTTAGCTTCCTCTAACATCGCGATGGTTTCTTGAGTGGTCATGCTGAAACCTCGGGGCCATTGTCAGGGTTGGCGCGATTGAGGGCGAGAGCAGCTGCGTAGCCTGGATCCTCGCTGGGGTCGTCAAGATCTAGGAGGTTCACAATGTTGACAGCCTTGCCACCGAAGTGTTGGCTGTAGCGGTCGAGGAACTCTCTGGTGGACAAGTCCAGCGCAGCGTAGCCTCGAGTAGAGGAGAAGTGTGAACCTAGAGCAGTGCCATCCTCGGCGAGGGCATAAGCGATGTATCCCCCGCCGGCGATGTCGGCATGCTCGGCGACCAGGTAGACCTTGGGAAAACTTAGCGGGGGAGTTGGTGTGCTAGCCATTGCTCCGTACCTCGATTAGAGAATAGAGCTTCTGGGTCTTGGCCTGAAGGGCGGCAACATCAAAGAGAGGGAGAGCCTTCGACTCCTCCATCGAATCCACGATGCGCTCTGACAGCTTCTGAATCTCTTGCATGAGATCATAGCACTGACTGAACTTGTCCCTCTTTCTCTCATGCTGCCGCCCACCAGAGCGATTAACTGGCTCGGTCATGTCGTAGTTCTCGAGAATATCAGGTAGAGCAGTTAGCTCAGCGAAGCTACCTCTTAGCAGTGGCATCGTGCTTTTTGGAGCTTCGTAGGGATTGTGCCCTGCGCTGGCCACAGCGGGGGCAGACCCATCGTGCAACACGCTGGCCGGACTCTCGAGTCTCATTAGGTTCTCGAGTCATCTCGATGGGCTCGTCTGGATGGACGAAACTTCGGCACTTGGTGTTCACGTGGTCCTCGGCTTACGCGGCCGTGGAGCCACACAGAGAGAGTACACCGCTAAAGCAGAAGCCCGAAGGGGTGCTACGTCTTCCCCGAAAGGAAGCTCATAGCCGGAGGCTTCGTACTTCTCACGAAGGTATCGCGCTGCACGCTCCACGACCTCAAGATGGTGTTCGAGTTGTTCGTTTCTGGACATGGATATAATGTAATGCGAGTAGGGGCAGTTGTCAACATGAGAGGACAGGTGGGGGGAGCGTTGTAAGGTGTACAAATTTGTACAACTTACGTAGGACCTAAGTTCTGGAAATCTTTCAGCTTGTGCTGCTTCTCGAGTTCGGAGATTACCTCCTGGAAATTCTTTCCGAGGAAGCGCCGAAAGATTGGTGCCACGGAGACTATCACGTTATCGGAGTCCCGTACTACCATCGAGGCACAGGCGTAAGTTGTGTTCACGCGGTAGTAGGATCTCATAGGGACTCAAGAGTTTGGAGAAATGCTGATTCTGCGCTGACTACTCTAGCAAGCCAGGCATTAACCTGCTCGGTCATATCAGCTTCGGGATGCAACTCGCGGTAGACTTCTGCTACTTGCTTACCCGAATGGGCAAGAACAATCTGGCGCATGTGAGTGAGGATTAGAACCTTCTCATCCTCTGTAAGCTTAGCCACGCCTCCGACCTCCATAGTTGATAGTAGTGATGTGAAGCAAGTGATAGGCCTCAACATAGGCACGCCGAGGCCTACCGTGCTTTTTGATCTTGCCAGCGATCCACTTGTCGAGTCCTGGCTCGGTGCAGTAGGGCATGGAGATGACTGTCCACAACGAGCCAGGCTCACCGAAGGTGAGTTCCGCCCTGAGACGGATGGAGTTTTTGCTAGCCGGCATAGTTAGAGAGGTTTGTCTAGGATTTGCTTTACAGTGAAGATGGCTTTAGCCACCCGGGCAGTTTCGAGTTGCTGATATGCTCTCATGGCACAATCAGCACAGATATCTGCATGGAGGTTAGGTCGCCACGGTGTTCCCCAGCGACGGTGACAAGAATCGCAGGCGGTGGTGCTCACTCAGTCCTCCCCCGCGGGGCGGTCTGCGCGCGCGGCTGCAACCATTGCAGATCTCGCTAGGAGTACCACGTCGGCGATCTGCGACAGGTAGTCGTCGCGCAGCTTCCGGCGGAACGCTTCGCGCGCGTTCACGGACGCCATGCGTGCACGTTCCGTCCCGGCAGCGAACCCCACGGCATCGGAACGCGCCGCCATCTCCCAAGCGACTGCCGCCTCCATCAACGCGCGTCCATCGTCGTTGATCTCCGCCGCACGCTCCCGAACACGCTCCAGCCGCGCCGCATCCTCGCGCAGCGTGGCGTTCTCCTGCTCGAGCGCGCGGGCGTAGGCAACGAGCGCCGGCACGTCTTCGTCGACGAGCGTGAAGTACGCGTGCAGGTCCACGCCGTCGGGCTTCTGTCCCGCTAAGACATCCCGATGCGCCTCGATCGCGTCGAGGTCCGGTGCACCGGCGGGCTGGGCACCATCCGGCGTCGCCGTGAACTTCTGGCACGCGCACGCCCGGCAGTCCGCTGCCATCCCGCCGTCGAGGTGTGTCAGCGCGTCGTGCCCACACACGCAGAACGGGCCGCGCCAGTGCTCGCGCGTGCCGGGCTTCGGACGCGCCGCCCCCTCGGCCGGCGTTGCCTGAGCGGCGCGATAGGCTCGGTCGGCGGCGATACCCGCCTTGGTATGGCGCACGTATTCCGAGTCCAGTACCAGCAGCTTGCGCGGCGCGTAGCTGGCCTCGTAGAACCGCCGCACGTCGTCATCGCTCACGTCCGCCTCGGCGACGGCGCGGCCCGCGGCGGCGTCTTCGTCGGCATACCGGCACCCCATGTCGCACGCCTCGCCAGCGTGCCACATGCAGCCGACGGCGTGGGCGACGGCGCGCGGGGTGGCGGGAGACTCGGCTCGATGGTGCGACACGAAGTGGAAGTAGCGGTCACTCGGGCACACGTAGACATCGCAGTAGCCCTGACAGGCCCCGTCCGGGACGGAGTGGCGGTACTCGGTCCGCACTCCACACACCTCGCAGCAAGGCGCCTCCGTGGCTTGCCTCGGAGCGGCGAGAGCAGCGGGTTGTGGGTTGCCGAGGTAATCTTTCTTGGAGTCGTTGCTCATGTCAACCTCCCATATCCCCAAAACCAGGTCTGACTTGTGCTCGGGAAAGCCCATCAAGAACACCCCGCTCGTAGCTATCTGCATGCACAAGTTGCATAAGCTTATCTAGTGCGTTCCTATCCTCTTGGCAAGCTTTGCACCCTGGTTCCGAGCATGAGTGCATGCGGCTCAGTATATAGTTATACTGAGTGGTGAATTCTTTTCTCATAAATCCTCCAACCTAGCACCATGGTCCAAGAAGATATAAAGCTCCGATGCACCACCACCGTCGAAGTCTATCCTACGCAGCACAGCATCTTCATCGTGCACCCGCATCACAACCTCGGTATCATCCCGTGCGCCATGACGGCGTAGGTACTGGAGGCGAGCCTCGAGAGTTTTGAGAGTCATGAGAGTAGAGGTAATTAGTCCGGGTCGTAAGGCTCAGATAACATCTGCTGAATCTTGTCTTCAAACTTCTGCTGAAACTCCTCATCTGTCCATTCGAAACTGCAGTTGTAGCAATCAAGCCCTGCATCAGCATACCACTCGGCACCTTCTCCAGGGAAGCTCCCCTCAAAGGGGCCAGTAGTACTACCAGAGAATCCCAGGGAGGTGACTACCAACTGAGCTTCGTTATCCGCTGCCCCACACTTGGGACAGGTCCAGCCGAAATACCTGCCGTGTGCCATGATAGAAGGGCCACGGAGTTATTAGCCCCGTGGCCCGAGAAGGGTGATTCAGATGCCAACAATCTCTGCAATCACGGCGTTGTCCTGTGCATCAACCAGCAGAGCATCCATCTGATGGAAGGTAGGGAAGCTTACACAGTGAACATCTGCGTGCTCCCCGGAGAGCGGATAGACAAACTTCTTTGTCTTTTCGATCCTCACTCCGCAATGCACACATCGGTGAGTACGAGCACTTTCGGGCCGAGGCATAGGGCTAAGATCCTCCGCGTGGGGGGTTGCGTGCTGCATCTAGTAATGTAAAACATCATGGGCTAGATGTCAATATCACGACATCTAGCCCACAACCCTAACAGCGGAGGTTCTCCTAGCTTTCGATCAACACAGTAGGCACCGCCTCTTGAGTGGCGTCGAGATACGCTGCACGAATCGTCACCGTGGTGTCATTTGCCAGGGTGAGTACAATCTTCTGGCGATCCATCTTCACGTCGATGATCTGTTGGCCAGAGAGAACATCCGAGAGCGCTGTGACGGGTGCATCTTGTGGTGCCCTCACGGTACGAGTAATCTGCCCGACGGCGAAGGTACTCTGACGCGGAGTATTAGGGGTCTGTGCCATTGCTAGGAGTCTCCTTTGAGGATGGTATGTGACGAGGTGGGGCGCGATCTTCTGCCACCCCACCCCGCCGCCCCACCACGGGGCTAGAAGTGAATAGTCATTTAGCCTGCAACCTCCCACCGCGATGTGCAGCCGTTGAGCGAGCCGCACCGGCAGGGGATACGACGAAACAGCGCGGGGTATCGCCTCTGGAGGTTGCTAATCTGGCGCTGGATGTCGAGATGCCGATCGTAGAGTTCCTGTCTGATTTCGCGATACTCGCTATAGGTCATCGTGCGATTAGCGGAATCAGCGTAATCATCTTCCAGGGCTTCCCTCGTTATCTTGCTGTCCTGCTGCGCGTTCATCAACCGTCTGGCGATGTTCCTAGCGAGACTAATACCTCTGGTGAATTTCCCCTCAGCGTGCCACCCGATCCTGTGGAGGGCATCAACCTCATACCCCAGAGCTTCGTCAGCTAGAGTCCACCCACGGGTGTCATCGTTGAGCATCCGAGAAATCACCGGGGAGAGAGTCCCCGCGATGACCTGGTCCAGCAGAGAGCTACCTTCCTCGGTGTTCTGCGTCGGCAGGGGATTGGAGACGAGAGTCTGCGTCTGCACACCCTTGCTGTGCGCCGGAACCATCTGGGTCATTGTCCAGAGTCCTCAGTTGATGCGGTTGTTGGTAGCCGGACGGAGCACCGTGGAGGCAGCGAGAGAATTCTCCAACTCCTCGCGCTTCTTCTGCTCTTCGACCATGTTCTTACCCTCACTATGTGCGCGCTTAATCTGTCGCGCCATGGTCTCTGGAGTAACCTGCTCACCATCCATGATGAGGCTAAGTGCGATCATAATTCGCTGGACGCGCTCGGGAGAGGAGAACGCATCCGACATGAGCATTGCGACCTGGGTCTTTACCAGAGTCTCCATTGCCCGATCGTCTTGGCCATGCAGCAGATCCCAGAACACCAACAGCGCGGCTTGCATAAAGTGTGCGTCCCGCGGGGTGATGGCCAGTGCCGTCTCGGTGTCGAGCTGGGCATCTGTTAGCTGGGGAAAGCCCTTGTCTGGCATCTTTGCCTCCTGTGGTGGGTTCTCACAGGTGCCTCCATTTCGGGCACCCACGGGAATTTATAACAACATGGGCCAGATGTCAATGTGACTCCTGGCCCATGCCCCGTGCGGTGTACAAATTTGTACACCTTATCTTATCCTCTGTGCTAGAG